AGTTGCTGTTGGGATGAATTACAGCCTGCTTGGCAGTCCTGTTTTTCAGCGAGTTTTAGATGTTCAGGAGGCTATTCATGGCTAAGAATTCAATCGATGTATACGGTGCCAGCGGCAAAACAAACGTACTCAATTTCGAGCCTGAAAACCTGCACCTGGTCACCGATAAGACCCACCCACTTTACGATGAGCGTGTACACCTGCCTATCGAGGAAGGGATGGTACTGAACATTGCGGAGCTGGGTGTACTGGAGCCGATCATCGTCTGGAAAGACCCCGAAACGGGGCTCACCTGCGTAGTTGTTGGCCGTCAGCGCGTTAAACATACCCTGGAGGCAAATAAACTCCGTCTGAAAGAAGGCAAAGACCCACTGCTTGTACCTGGAGTCGTTAAGCGCGGATCAGCAAATCAGATGGCTAAATACATGGTCAGCGAAAACGAAATTCGCCGACCTGATACACCGCTTGGCCGGGCTAAAAAAATGTCAGACGCGCTCGACCGCGGGCTCGATGAGGACGACATTGCGGTGTTGTTTGGCTGCAGCGTTCAGACCGTTCGAGCAACGCTCTCCCTTCTCGATGCCACCCAGGCCGTCAGGGAAGCGGTGGAGGCAGGCACAGTTACCGTTACCCAGGCGCGTCAGCTGGCATCTCTTAAACCCGAAGAGCAGCGGGAGAAGGTCTCTGAAATAGAAGCGGCAACTGCTGGCACAACCGGCCATGAAAAAGCCCGGCGTCAGCGTCAGATCCTCGGTGATGCAAAGCCGCGCCTGAAAACCCGCAAAGAAATCACAAAAGCCCTGGAATCTGCCGATGGTGAGTATGCGAGCGCACTCCGGTGGGTGCTTGGGGAGGCTGTATGACAATCGTAAAAACCCATACCGGCACCGTTATCACCAAAGACGGTCCGAAGGTAAAAAAACTGCACCAGACAGAGCGGATGTGGGTCGTCGGCAAAAACGAGTTTTACCACAAAGAAACCGGGCGCCGTCACTTTGCAGAAAGTACGCGCCGCCGGTTGCTGTTGGAAACGATTGAGGCGATAGGTGGTTCACATGACTGAACACGTCGAAAAATACACAAACAAGGCTATAGAAATCATTGCCGACTATATCCAGCGCACTAACAAGAAAAACGAGCAGTTGCAGGAAGCGAAGGTGCGCTTGGATAAAAAAATCGCTCTGTTCGCAGACGATGAGAACTGCAACACAAACAGGCTGATGTCCGTATTTTTACCAGCAATGACCAGCCATACCCGAGATGGCTTTTTCGAAGAGATAGCAGCGGCGTTAGAAGGGGCCGACAAATGATAACCGGGACTACTAACTATGACGATGTGGCAGAAGTCCGCTGCAATTTGTGCGGCGGTTATTACAAAGCCGACGAGCCAGAAAGCCACGAATGTGAGGGTGCAGCATGACTGATATCACCGAACTGGCGCAGAGAGCCAGAATCAACGCTGAATGTGGTGAGCATCTTTCCCCGGCGGAGACCTTGGAGCTGGTAGAGGCACTGGAATCAGAGAAACGTATTTGCGCAACGTGGAGAAAAACAGCTAAGTCGACCGGTGAAAAGCTGGAGAAGGCGCAGACCATCAACGCAGCAGCCGAAAAGCTGGTTCGCTGCAAAGGTCGCTATCACAGCGAGCAGAACTACCGAGCACTGGCGGCACTGTTTGGCGTGAAAACCCCGGACCTGCCGCCGCTGGAGCATGAAAACGTCCATTATGCCGACGCTGCAGATATGGAGATTGAAGCACTGCGCCAGCGCATCGCCGAGCTGGAGCGCGAACAGGAGCAACTTCGCCCGGTAGGTGTAATGAGCGAGAAAGCATTTCACCGTCTTGAAAATAGCGAATGTCGCTTTATTGCGTTGTGGCCGCGCCCTGGTATCTTTTTGCCACGCAAGCGCCCCGAGGATGGCGTGATCGTTTATGCGCGTACAGCTGCCGCCGCTGGCATAAAGGTGGAGGCTGAGTGATGCGCGAAATCGGAGAACAAATTACAGCGGCGAGGGCCGCCGCAGTTATACATGAAACATTCGGACACCTGGACGCGAAGCCGGGAGAGCAGCATAAAGGCTGGTTCGTCTTTATCAACGGTCAACATGGCGATATGGACGTTGTTTACAGCGACTTTCCAACGTTCGGCGAAGGCCCTGGATATTTCACTGACAGAGAGAACTTCATCTGGCAGTTAATTCGTGATGATGGTCCATGTTCTGTTATCGGAATCTACCGGTTTGATGGTGAATATCGCCTGCCCAAAAGAAAAGGTCCTGCCCGTTTCGTTGGCAAAACCATCTGCATTCAGACATTCGGGGAGACTGAGTGATGTGGAGAGGAACCGATCGCACCAGAAGCCAGATGATACTGACCGAGTACCGCTACGACCCTAAAGCCAAAGACTCCAAATCCGTTTACCTGGTGCGGCATAACAGCCGCATTCATCAGACTGTTCTGGAGCAGCATTTGACGATAGAGCGCGATAGCTTCGGTCGTTTCAAGCCGACTATCACGCTGAGCGACTTCCCTGAAGGGCTCAGCGACCGCGAGTCGATGCTTAAACTTGCCGACTGGCTACACCGTTTAGGCGTGGCGATTGAAGATAACTGGAGCCAACCATGACCAAATCAACCATAACCAGAGAGCGTCTGCAGGAAATCGCTGAAGATGGATTCCTGAAGCAAGGCGAAAGCAAAGAGTTGGCCCGAATAGCGCTGGCCGCAATGGACAGCGAGCCACACACAGACGACGAATTATCTAATTTACTGTGGTACTCACAAGAGGCCACCTGTCATTCTGACCCGAACTACTACTGTGAATTTCAGCGTCTGGCAACGCCCGGATTAATTGCCGGGATAATTCGTGAGCTACAGGAACGCCGCAAGGCAGCAATGGACAGCGAGCCGGTGGCGTACATCAGCAAATCAGACTTTGATGCCGGTTATCCGCATATCCTGGCAAGAAGAGATTTCAATAAGGCTTGCACCATGGCTGTATATGCCGCGCAGCCAGCGCCGGTGGTTCCTGAATTGAGGGTGGATTGGCAGGAAAATGAGTTTAGCGCAGGCTGGAACGCCTGCCGCGCCGCCATGCTCGCAGCCGCCCCGCAGTCACCCGGCAGTGAACCCGCTACCGTGCCGGGTAAATGGATTCCGGTAAGCGAGCGCCTGCCAGAAGATAGTGGCCGTTACTGGTGCTATGTGGAAGAGCAAAATGACCTAGGGAAATCACACTATCAATGGAACTGTTCATGGAATGGCGATCGGTGGTGGGTTGAAAGCGAGGGCGGCGGGATTGTCACCCACTGGATGCCGCTGCCGGCAGCCCCTCAGGAGGTGAATCGTGAATAAGGTCGAACTGCTTGAGAAGATATCGGCGCTCGCTACTGAATGCCACACACTGGCTTGTGAGCTTGATATTGGTGATGAGCGAACCGAAATGTTCGAAATCTACAGCGTGCTACACAACCTCGGTCGCCGCGGGTACGCCTGCCAGGTAGGGCGGCGAATGAATCCACTGCTCGCATCCTGCGAAGACGACGAGGATGAGGAAGATGACGAAGAATGATGCCTAAACCCACCGCAGTAAGCAAATCCGCGACATTATAAAGTATTCTGGTAGGGTATACTCTGCCAAGGAGGGTACCCTATGAAAAAATCAGATGTTTTTTCCACTATCAGAAAGACGGTCGATTGCGCCCCAAAAGGAGACAGAACAGTTACTGTTCAGCTTCAGATTATCAAATATTACCATCACCTTACTGACGTAACTCCTAAAGAATTTGTTGAAGAAATTGGACTTAAAAGTTCATTGGTTACACTCTTTACTGATTCTATGAAGCTTGCCAGGAAACTGTCTGAGGTGGGATTTGATAAGGAAAAAATTTAATGTCACAGTGGAACATTGCAGCTAAATCGAAAGACGAGCAGGACAAGGTCAACGTAGACCTCGCGGCGTCCGGCGTCGCGTACAAAGAGCGCCTGAACATGCCAGTTGTCGCCGAAGTGGTGGCCAGAGAGCAGCCAGAACACCTGCGCGAGTATTTCATGGAGCGCGTCCGCTACTACCGAGAGCAGAGCATCCAGCTACCCCGAGCATCCGATCCGCGCTATCTTGAAATGGCCAGTCAGAACGAGAAAAAATAGCGATTTTCTCGTATATGCTCATTTTGCTTTTATCCCCGGGAAGGGCGATAATTACCTCGTCAGCCTGAGCAACTGACACGATTATCCGGCGCCAAGTGGGGACACATGGCGCACAAAGTAAAAAACATCCGGATTAAAGATTTGTATGCAATAACCCTTCTGATCGTGATGATTGTTCAGGTTGTTGTAGTAAATGCAGTATTTGTCTGCGTGGGGCTTGGGCTTCTTGGGCTATCTGATGAAGCCCTGACGATTTTCGCGGGATGCTCAATGCCTCATATCTGTGGTCTTGTTTACTGCGTTATCCAATCCGTTTTCCGGGCAAAAAAATGAAAAGCCTTCTCTGCGGAGAGGGCTTTTTTATAGTTGATTAAACTGAAAATCTACGCGGATCTGGGTTCTCCCAGCGGTACATAATTGACATGTATTTCTGCAGTGTGAAGTGCGCTAAAGACAAGCAGGTTGCGCGTTGTGGTAATGCGGTTCCTCTGCCTTTTGCTGAGGCGCTGGTGAGGGCTAATTTACCGGAGATGTGCCTGAAAAAAGACATTGCAGCATGATAAAACCCGCTTCGGCGGGTTTTTTAATATGGAAAAACATCAATCTAAACATAAGCAT